CTCAATATTGGCGAACTCCCATCCTGCGTCAATAGCTGCGCGGTGAAAGTGCGGAAGGACACACGAATAATAATACCCTAACTGAGGCTGACTTTTCATCCGACGTTTTTTGCGTATTACAATTTCATACCTGCCACGAGGGAGTCGGGCAAGTTCTTCGCGGAACAGCTTGTCGTTAACTATTCGGAACTTGTCCTTCTCCTTTATGGCAATGGATTTAATCATTAGAATGGCAAGTCATCTTTTTCGTCACCGACAGTCATATCTGATTGAGGTGCTTGTTCAGTAAACTCACCCCAGACACGAAGGTTACCAATAATTGGCTGGCTCTTTCTCTCTTCATCGCTCATTAACTCAAGTACCTCTTTCGGAAGTGATTGCTTAACGAGATGCGTGTCTTTGATCTTCTCATTCTTTGTTTTGCTTTCAAAGGCTATAAGGTCAAGATAAACGCCCTGTTCACCCCTGAATAAGTGATTGGCCTCAATAGGGATTACAATACAATCAATCGGGCCGTTTGCACCGTTCATTTTCCTGATTGCAGCCTTCAGTTGCATCAGGTTTAATTTGCCTGAAATGTTACTCATTTTGTTCGTTATTAGGTTCTTCTTCTAAGTCCTCCAACTTATCTTTTTTCTCAATAGTCGGAAGTGTATCATACATGATTTTATCTGCCCGGTTCATGTCTTTGCCAAACAGTTTACCAATCTTCTCTGCTGCGTCTTTCACGGCATAACTTTCAGCAGCGGGGGCAGCTTTCATTACTGCGTCATTCTTCGTGTGATTCCAGTCCATTGCTCCGGCTCCCTTATCGGTCTGAATCGGTGAAGCCCCGATGCCGTCCTGCCAAAGCATTTCATTTGAGAGAACATCCTGATAGTAAAGCCGGATAGTTACCACGACAGAATTAGCGATAACCTGCACCTGCCTGATCTCGACGTTCCACTTTTTGAATATACGGGTCAGCATATATTCAACTCTCTCAATGGGAAGGTACTTTATACCCTTTGCCATTGGATGTTCCTTCAACCAGGGCTTCGGCGGTTCCTGATTCAGAAGTATATTTACTTCGTTCTGTTGGTTCTTTAGGTCAAGATCACCTGCAACCAACTGGTCATAACTTGGCAGATTTCTCACTGCCGGTGTTGTTTCACTCATAGTTTCAGATTTTATGATTATAGAATACAATCTCTTTCACTGCCCACTTCGGCAGGTTCAGTTCAATGTTGCCGGACTTCCACTCACAGAATACCTGATATCCCGGCCAACGGTTCTGCTCGACACACATCTTGTAGAGCTTCAGAAGCTGCTCATACTCATACCGGCCCTGACCAATGAACTGAGGTGATGCTTCAAAGATATTAAAAGCATACGGTTTACGCTTTTCCTGTGCAATAAAAAAGAATGACCACCCACGGCTATCGCCCGTTATCATCTCCATCAGGTCAGAATAAAGAGCAGCCTGGATATGGTAATCATTGTCAGCGGCGGCCCGGGTGAACCCGTCCTCTGAAGCGTCAAACGTTGTCTTCAAATCAATGATGAAGTGCTTGTTTGCCTTTACATAGTCTGGGCGAGCTTTCAGATTTATGTCGCCCTCGCTGGTCTGAAGTGTGCCGGTGATTGAATATTCAGCCTCGCCACCCGAAAGAAGCGCACGACAATAGTAATGCGACATGAGTTTATCCTTCATGTCTTTGATCTTTTGAAAGTCTGACTTCTCTATTGTCTTACGATCTCCGATCAGTCGCATCTCGCTCTCTGCCCACTCTTTGTATTGCTTCGTAGAACGGGGGGATTTAAAACCTTCACCAATCAGCACTTGGTATATTGCGTCATCATCAAATACATAATAATTCTGCTCAAACTTCTCAGGCTCTAAGATGAACGTATGATAGGCTGAACCAAATGCCATCGCATCGGTTTCCACATCCAGTGGTTCATCTTTGTACTGACGATAATGCGCCGGTGACTTTTTCAGATTCTTCAATCCGGAGTATGAGATAAATTCTTCAAGTGAATAATAATCTCTATCAACTTTTACGGGCGTGAACCCTTTGATATATTCGCTTTCCATTACTTTGGTTCTACACTATCAATAAGGATCAATTCACCGCAGGAGTAAGTTCCGGTTCCCTCAAAGGTGAATCCCTCCACCTCGCAGGTCATTATCCGGTACTCTTCCCGTTCGTCTTTATCTTCGTCGATCATGTCGCCCCGTTCCCACTGGTAGGAGGACCAGTTCTTTTCAATCTCAGCGGCAAGTTCCTTGGGGTCTGTATCGCTGAAGTGTCCTTTGCTTTCAAGGTACTTGTCGTAACTTCCGATTGTCATGCTATTTGGTAGGTTCATGATGTTCAGTTTTTGTTTTCAAATGATTTGTTTATTTCTACTGCCTTGATGCGTTTGATAGCACCTGCAACATAATGCTCAAGTTTCAGGTCAATGATATCTTTTCGGTAGATTTCGACAACGGAGTTAAATTCCTGCTCAGTGTCACACTCCATTAACTCGTGGATCACCTCACGTGTGCGGTCAGCACGTTCAAGTTTTTTCTGATTGATAAAGTTCATGTTATAGATATTTAAAGATTATACTCCGCTTGTCTGACCTCTGATGGCCGTAACACTTAACTGAAGGCTTGTTACACCCGTCGGCACCGTTAAAAATACAACCGACACAACCGTTAGTCGCATCAACTGTCCGGTATCTTTTGCCGTCAATGATCTCAGTTCCTTCCATTGCTCCGGTTTCTTCATCAATCTTCGGCCAATACATTCCTGATTCCTTTGATATGGCAATCATCTTTTTTATCACTTCGGCAGACTTAATCATCTGGTCTGCTTCGTCGGCTAATATCTGTGCTAATGTTCTCATGATGTAAATTTAAGTTATGAAAATCTCAAATAATATGATAAATGTCAGTATTATGATTTTTTGTGAATAATTTTTACCGCCTCATTCCATATTTTATTCATATCCCAATCACTGCCAGTCAGCCTACGTGCCGTATTAGCAGCCCGTCGCCCAGCTTCCGGAAAACTATAACCTGAGATAACTGAACACTGTGCAGCAGTCAAATCAGAATAAGTTACAAGCAATAGGTGAATAAGCCGTCGCCCCTGACCGTTCAATTCCTGTGCTTCAACGTATTTAATAGCTTCTGCAAGTGCTGACATCTTATCTGCCCTCGCTTGTATTTCTTCTGATACTTTCATGTCGCTATTAATAGGTTAATTTTATCCTTTGTCGGCTCATGACCCAGAGAAATGATTACAGCAGTGGCATATTTTCGCAGATTTGCCCGTTTTTCTCGCCTCAGAGCGATTAACTTCCCAAAACGATACAAGTCCATGCCTGCTGCCCCTGGTATCAATACAGCCAAAAAAACAAGCCCCACGACCGAAGCTGGTAATACCACTATTATCGTTAACTCTTTCAATCCCCTTTTATCGGAGATAAAGTTCTCCGGTTGGATAGGATTCTGAGATAATATGTAATTGAGGTATTTCATCAGGTGTTGGGTTCTTTGGGTTCCTTGAAAAATACCTTTTCAATCATTTCTTCAATCTTTCTTTAACTTCTTTGTCTGCTTCCCTTTTGGCAATCAGTCCCACAATCCGAAATTAGGCCTTATAGTCCCTGCGCTTTCTTGCCCGGAGCTTGCACCATTGGAGGTATCGGTCACAGAGGGTCATGGCTCAATGCCTATTGAGGTTAATAATTCTTCAATGGTTTTATACGTGGAGCTATCCGCATCAAAATAAAATATCGTCTCTGATTTGCCGAATCCACCAATAGAACCCTTGCGTTTTTTGGTTATCACTTCACGATAAAATTTACGCCCATTTATAAGATTACCTGGGGCAATAATAGTTAGCTCATGTTTCATTATGTGTGCAGTGTCAAATGCCATGTGCGATAGCATCTTACCCTCAATTTTCAATCCCTCTACTTTCATACTAACTCATTTATTTATGTCCAGGTTCATTACCTTCATCACGTCTCCCGTATGTGCGTTGGTCACTTCAATCTCCGCCCCGAAGATGTTTATCATCAGGTCAGAGATTATCAGGCACTTTTTGCCGTCTGCAATAGCTTTTTTGACCATAGCGATCTGCACCTCGTTCAAATAGATTTCACTCATAGCTTCCGGTATATTGATCTCTGATTGTCCTCAACTTCGTAGTTAATCCTGCCGTCCTCACGAACCTCACGCAACCGGCGAAGGATTGTCCCGTCCATCAGTGCCGGACGCTCGCAGATTGACCGCACACGGTTCACAAGCGAATGAACGGGGAAGCTTGGACCGCTTATAAGATTGTAGGCTAACCAGGTTGATTCGTACACTGTAGCAGGGCCGACAGTATCCACTTCATCAGAATTGAATATCTGAAACGACGGTTGCCCGTCAAAGTACACGCAAAGATACTTTCCGTCTGCGGTTTTCGTCGCCAGTCCTTTCTTCTGAAAGTACGGGCTTTCTCTGTTCGTGATTTTTACGTTTTTCATGATGATTATGGTTTAGTCAATAATGATTCCTTATCCCAGCAGCCCCCTGAAAGTTGAATTAAAGATTACTTTAAAACTGAGCCATCAAATCATTTCGCCCCAGACTTGTTGTTTAGCAAGTACCGATTATCAGCATTTACGGATTTAGCGTCGTGAGTTACACCCCCTTCAGGTCTGCTGGTCACGGGTCTTGAATTAAAGTTGCCCGCACTGTTGTTTGTAATCACGGATTTTCTGACTCCTCCTCTTTTGTTCGCACTCGATGTAATCAGTGCCGGAGAGATATGAAAGAACTCCTCTGTCTCCGGCGTTACAGCCAATACAGCATGGTTGTTCAGACCAGTGATTGCACCGGAGAACAGAAGAGCATTATTTAATTTCTTATCCATACTGTTTGGCTGTAATACCATTACAAAGATAAGAAATAATCTTTAATTCAACATATCAAAGAACTGTTATTTTTTTATTGTTCAGCCCTCAGTACAACACAACCGCCTAAAGTCACATCAAAGAAACGTGTCTGACCTCGAAAGTAATTAGGAGGTGGCTGCATCGGCAGGTAAATTGAAATGTAATAATGATGCCGTCCAGGTCTTAATTGTAAGTTAGTAAAACGTCCGTCCCCACAAACTGGTATCTCGTCTGTGCGGTTAATAGGATAAGGCTTGCGTACCGGACCGATCATTACGTCATCTACATAAAGCTGCCAGCCGCTTATTTCATTTGTCCAGAACGTCACGTTGCCCGTTGTTATCGGTTCCTCGATCTTCTCACATGAGAAAAACAGCAGTGCCATGATGACAGCAAATAAGATAACTGCCAGTGCTGCTAATGATCCTTGTTTACTTGCTTTCATGATGTTCAGTTTTAAATACAACGCTAATTTATAGCTGTTATTATTCAAAATCTATGATAAATGTCATGATTATGATTTATTTTTGAATTTATAGCAAAAAAAAAGGGCCACCCCAACGGTGGCCCTCAACCCTGAAACTAACACCATGAAAAAACGGAACATGAGAAGAACAAAGATACACAAATTAAAATAAAAAACTCCGATTACTTTATTCACCGGAGTTAGTCGCTTAGGCTGCTGCCTTGAGCTGTGGCATAAATGAGTTGCCGTTTGATTGTTCGTTCCTTTCCCTGTTACCTACTATTATGCCGTCAATGCTACGTCAGCCCCTTGAGTGAAGGGAAGCGGCCTACTCTGTATCTCGGCATCTTATTGACTTCCCTCTCACCATCACTGGCGAGTGATATGGCGGATAGTTATATGAGCTTTCAGCGATCATTGCACTCAATCCGTATCAGAACTGCGCCTCTTTATACGGCTCGCTGGCCTATCCATTTGTGGAGCTGGTGGGTGCTGCCCCCACGTCCGGTCATATTTCAATAACAGATCATCAAAGAACTGACACAAATATAAACTATCAATCATTCAAAAGCAAATAAAAAAAAGGGAGTTATTTTGCTCCCTTTAATCCTCGCTGATCCTGATGAAGTTGCGCTCACCACGCTCTTCCGCTTCTGTCAGTCTCTTATTTAGTATATCTGACCATGCCCTTGAATTTATCAGTCGGCCTTTTATCCGGCACTCGCCGACCAAGATACAACCTCGTGTGTCGTTCTGGTCATTGCCTGGATGTATCATCACCGAAGTGAAGCCCTTGACGTTTTGCAGGTACGGCATCGGACGTTTGAACGTCGGACTCATCTTCATCTTCAGTTCGTATTCACCAGCAGGGATAGCCGTCTGGCCGTAAATTTTACCTTCACCCGGATCATTGAAATCACCGTCATCATTCAGGTCAATCAACTCACGCACGGGGTCTTCCAATGTAGAACAAAGAAACTCAACCCCGTCATAAATACGCCCCATTGTAA